TGCTCCGCCCAGAGTTGATAGTGCAGTCAAGATGATCATCATCTTGCCGCCTTTAAATGTCATTCCACCAAATTCGAATTCAGCCATTGTATTTCCTAATCATCGTTTTCGAACTGTAAATTTCTCAGATTCGCAATTTCTTGTTTTAACTTCATTACCTCTAATCGCTTCTTTTCAAGCTCAAGTTTATATAGAGTATTGCAATTAAGTCTCTCTTTTGGCGCGCCAATTGGTATAGTTATTTTGGCGTATACGCCAACATCTTTTACTAATCCTGGATCATATGAATTATTGAGATCATTAGCAAATTGATTATTATTAAATGGATCTTGTTCATTAATAATACCAACAACTCCAAACTCAATATTAGTTGATGAACCAATTGCCATAGAGCATTCTACGCCGTCTGCTCTAATACGATCAGACTGGTAACTCTGTGGCGAATTAGGCATGTTAAGATTTAAAGAACTACTATCGGCTACAGCAAAATTCATCATACATAATGGCAATGTTAATATCAGTTTAATTTTCATTATATTATTTACCTAAATTTTGAACAGATCCTTGAACTAACTGAAGTTATCGCAGATCTGTTAACTATCAATTTAGACTTTGTGCATACGTAAACTGCTCGTGATTTATCTTTATTTCTGATAAAAACATCAAACTTTACAGTCTTTAGATAGTCAACTCTTATAATTTTAGTTGGTGTAGCAAAGGGTACTTTATTCCAATCGATATCGAATACACCAATTTCATAGTAACTTGCATCGTTTCTACGATTAAATAATTGCATGTTAGTTGACGATACACCTTTTACATAAGAACTAGATAGTTCAGGATATGTTGGAGTAAACTGGTGGGCCAGGGTAGACCCACTCAGAATCGCAAAAAACATCAATATAAATTGTATCATTAGTTTGCAATACATTCAGCGCTAACAACAGCTCTATATGTACCTGCTGGTAAAGCTTTATCGTATCCATAAGTAGCAACTGAATCAACCATAAACCAAGTACTACCAGCTACGCTTAAATCAATTTCTGTTACATTTTCATATTGAATCTTATTAGTATCATACGCTGACATTCCAGCATCTGACACTTCGCCGACAGCAACAGTACCAGTCCAGTTAATCACATCATCAAGCGAAGGGCTTTCAGAAAAACTATTTGGAACAATGATTCTAGCTTTATAGAAATCAGCTTGAATTACATCATAACGAATGATTGGTTGAACTCCACCATCAGTTTGTGCAGTACTTAATATACTAGGCGTTGGGTTACCAAACACTCCAATAGTATCGGTTGTAACTACACACTTAGAGGCAACGTTTCCTGTAATCTGTATGTCTTCAGCTGATACTAAAGTTGATGTAATACCAACAGACAAAGCGATTAATGAAAGCGCATTTTTTACTTTTACTTTATTCATGAACATTATGTTCTCCCGTTAAGCACTACTTGTATTGTAAGTTGACAAGCTCTTTGTGCTTTATTTGTTGCGCTAAATTATTACGTAAAGCGTTTTTATTTTCTGGTAGATCTGAATCATTTAACATTGGTACGTCTATGATCTTACCACCCGGTATAGTATCGTAGTAAGATTTAGGCATATAATTAATTGCTTTTAATTCGTCATGTCTTTTAACCGAATCCATTGATAATAGTGTAGTATTAACAATGCCTAAAATCTTTTCTAATGTTTCCTCAAGTACTACTTCTTTTTTTATCTGTTTGCTATCCTTTGCATCCTGCTCTTCATCTTCAAGCATAGCTTTCCGATCAAGTTCATCCTGAATCATATCATCATCTAATGGGTCTATAGCTTCAACTACTCCCATATCAATTGCGTAAGTTCCGGAATCCCATCCAGGACAAGATGGATCAGATTGCGGATCAAAGCATGTATCATATTGATACGTGTATATGACTGTTGCATCTTCTACGCTTCCAGTACCGGTCCAATCTATAGAACCACGTCCCCAATACGATATGTCAATATTATCAACTGGTATAACTTTATTTATAGTATTACCCGGAATACCCGTCCAATCATCAACTTCTCTAAAAATATAACCATCGCCAAGCGCGTTCTCATTCTGTACTGAAACTACCATAGCATCATCAGCATTTTTAACTGTTGTATAACGATAGATTATACCATTAACAGCTAAACCTGCTTGTTGTGGTAATATGTTAGACATAACCCAACTATAACCAGCAGAAGCAGCATTTCCGGTTGAACCAAATACTGTTTCGTCGTTAGAGTAGGAGTAAGAGGAGTAAGCTAGCAACGCCAGCGCCACCCAACAATGTCTTAGTACCATCTTCCATTCCTTCTTTTTCTTTTTCAGCATCTGGTTTCTCCTCGGCATTTACTTCCCACGCAGCTTTAGCGTCGGCACCAATCATTCCATCATAAGGACATGGAGTTCCAGCCATCATCATGGCATTAAAAACTCGTTCGTCTTGACACATAGTAGAAACAGCAGCAACTTTCATACCCATATCATATAATGTTTTAGAAAGCTTTAACCTTTCACAGTTATCATCAGTTACCTGAGTCCCTGTAGATATACCCAAGATTTGAGTTTGAATAGCTCCAGCAACACCAAATGTACAAAGATCAGAATTCGACGTATTAATGGTTGGAGATATTGCAGACGCTGGTGGCGACTTCAAAGTAGTTGTGCTAGTAGAATTAGAATCAACAGTGCTTCGTGTAGTAGAATCTGTTGTAATAGTATCATCTATTAATACTTCTTGTGCATGCACAGTCGGTGCACTTAACATGATAGTCCATAGCAATAGCAATCCAACGCTGTTATATGATATACGCATAATATTTCCTCTAGTTAATAAACTAAATTTTAGCTATACTGACAACTAAAAGTAAAGCTCCGCCTTCTAAAGTTTCAGATGGCATTTTTCTAATAAGCTCAGTACCTTTACTTGGAATAGTCATGGTACCAATAATTGTAGCACCCTCTTTTTGTGTTAATAGTAAATCAGCATCGCCACTATTATAAACTCGTACTAGAGTAGCATATTCTAGAGAAGTTGCAGTTGTTAAGTTGCCTTGACTGCCTAGTAATTTAATTTTCATTTTGTTCTCCTAATTAAATGTTTTCTAAACGGATCATTAATCGTTCCGCTCTGTTTGTTACTTGTTTATGCCATCTAGAATCTCTTCCTTCAATAGCAGCTTTTTTCCAATCACCACACTGCAAAGCTGCATTATGATTCTTAAATTTACTTAGTCTTGTTCTACCCATATTAAACATCATATTAGCAATTACTTGCTTAGCTTCTTCAGGATAATCATCCCATCCTTCGTGCAATATTTTACAGTCTTTAAGTACTGATTGTACGTCGTGCTCAAAGCATTCGATTGTTCGATCTTCTGATACTGGAGTTCCCACAGACATTCCATGCTCTGGATCTGATTCGAGGACCAAATGGCCAATTCCGAAAGTTGCGTAGCCCAAATGGTCTTCATAAATTTCATTGACTTTACCCTCATCAATTGTTAGTGTTTCTCTTAATTGTTCAATATTCATATTCTTTCCTTTAATTATTAACCATAACCTTTTGCAGATCTAATTGTTGCTGCTGAAATTTGATTTATAGATTTTGTTGAATCAATTGTTAAACCATCAATCCAATCTTGTATAGTCCCAGGTAACATACCATTATTATATGTTCCGGGTCTACTGTTTTGTTCGAACCAAACTACTGTATTGTCATCAGTAATTGCTCCACCTAATGTTCCTTCGTAGTTACCGCCAAGAGTTACTGCATAATCCAACCATGTATTACATTTAGATCTAAATGCTGCATCTTGAGAATCTGTAAGATCTAATAATGTAATATCTTCGCTAGTCCAATCACCATTACTAGTTGGTAGTTTATCGTTACCAAAACCTGTACATCCTAATGTTCTAATAATAGAATATGAACCATTAGATATTGTAAAGAAACACCACGCTTCAACTGAATAATCTACGCTAGCTTCTACATAACAATCAGTATTACCAAGGCCTTCGGCAGTTGCTATTTGATTCCAAACAGTACTTGCACTTTCAGTTATATCATGCGTTGTGCGCTCTAAAGAAGTTGGTATTTTATAAATTTGAGTAAATCTTTGAACATCATTTTTAGGTTTTACATACACAGTATCATTATAGTCCGATATTGCATTCATTTTACACTCTTCTAAAAGAGTAGGTAAAGACCAACCTAATTCGCCCGCCTTTGCTCGTGTTTCCCATTTGTGAGTTTCTAACTTTGCGCTAAGTTCAGTGTTACCCACATAAGTATAACTATCTGAAAGAGGTAATACTATTGAAGTGAGCGCGTTAATAACCATGTCTGGCTTAAATGCTTCAATTTTACCTAATATGTAATTTTTAGCT